AAGAGAGCCATAGTGAAATACTACAGCCCAAATGACTTCAAATCCTCTGAGAAGGTTCCGGCGTTGAACGATGCGCCAATTCCCGACCTCGCCCATTCCTCACGCAAGTTTTTCAGCACTTCCTCTCTGATTTCNTCTTGATGGCGAGTGAAGGGAACNTCCAAATACTTTGCTTGCGTAGGCGCTGCGTGGCTGAATTCCAAATCCTCATGGACGACAACGGCGTAGTCAATGGTTGGGTCAATGTTTGCGCCGTATTCCACCGTCGCCTCTAGAAAGAACTCATTAGCCAGTTCCAATGTGCCAGACGCTTTCAACGCACCAGTGTCGACGGGAACAAGTTGCTGGCTTTCGTCAAAAACCCTTTTCATTACGGTGTTCTGGGCATTGACCATAGCCGTCTTGAATATGTGTTCTACCTTTGCCTTGCTTGGCAGGCTAGAAGCGTCAAACAAAACCTTGAACGTAGCCACTTTTCACTATTCCCTATGCGAAGTGGATAGTCGTGGAATAAGGCCCGTTTTCGTCGTAGTTGTTGTCTATGTAAGCGATTACGGGGTATCGCAGGGCAGGTTGCGTTTGGCTGGGGATACAGACAAGGCTTTCCGTGCTGATTTCGGGAAAGAAACTCGTCAGGTAGGCACGACCAGACGACTTGCGCTCACGCCCCTCGCTGTCCTTGAATATCATTGTTTGGAACTCAATACGGCAGGCGTATGACTTTGCCGTTGTCCACGCTTGCTCACTGGTGTTGGTGGAACCGCTGGGCAGAGGTTGTGCGTGACGACCATAAATGTCCAAAGGTGCTGACGGCGTAGGAACGGCGTAGGTTGGGGGGTTCTGAACCAGAATCGTCTGGGTCATCATTTCCAGCAGAAGTGGGTCAACTGCCATTACGGGTTCTCACCGTTGAACGCATCGCCTTGACCGTCACCACCACTACCGTCGCCACTGGGGTTGTATCCCGTGCCGTAGGTGCTGGTAACACCAAGAGTAGAGTTTGTAGGCCAGTAGTTCGTTTCGGCGTAGTAGGGGTCAAACGAACCGCCAACCTTGAATTCTGCGCCAAGAGCCTGTGGAGCGGCGTTCACCATCGGTGGGTTCACACGGCGACTACGAGCCAGAAGGTCTTTAGCCAGACGTTCGTAGCGTTGCGCACGGTCACCATAGGACTGCGACAGAGAAAGCCCTCCGACGCTCTTAGAGGTGCTTTGAGACAAACCTGTGAACGTAGAGGCAATGTTCTGTGCGGTGTTCGCTGCCGCACGGTAAATCTCGTAGTTCATTTCCATCAGGTTGAAGGCGATTTCCTCGTCCTGAACAAGTGGCGTATCGGGGTTGGTATCACCAACAAGCCAACGAATAGCGTCCTTTTGCGACGAAGTTGGGTCTGCGGAGTATGTCCAAGTCATTTCACTATCCTTACATTTGGGCGAAGTTGAATACGATTGAGCCAGTCAAAATACGCTGTGCGCCGTTTGACGTTTGTGTTGCGGTGATTTGGAAATACCAACGACCCGGTGTGAGTGTCGAGAGTGCGCCGTCAGCCCACTGAACAACCATGTTTGCCGAACCGTTGGTGCTGGTAAGACCAATAATCCCTGATGAAATAATGACTTGCGCAGGGTTTGGAGGGCGACCAATCTTCATTTGGAACGTCCAACCCGTGCTGAAATCCAATGGCGTTCCGCTTGCGTCAAGCCAGAGAAACGAGGCCTGTGGCAGGTTTGCTGCTGGTGTTGGGTAAGTAAGTGTGTCTGCCATTAGTTTCGCTCCTCAAACGTAATAACTGGTGCGTCTTGGATTATTTCACTAACCACCGAGTCTGTGAATGATGCTACTGCTTGTTCTCGGTTTGTCGTGATAGGAGCGTCGTTTAGTTGCTCAAAAGTCAGGTATTCCTGAAAGATAACGGGTGCTGAAACAAACAGTTGAGAAACAAGCGCAAAACCAGTCTGCATTTGGAAATCTACAGACGACCCGTATCGCTTACTGGCTACCTGCTTTAGTGAGGTGAAAGTGTTGAGTAGGGCGTTTGACGATGCTCGCAAACGTGTAGATACACGCTTCGAGGTGGAAACTTGCGCCTGTGTCGTAGAGCCAGCGACATTGTGGGTAAGTAATTTGCCGTTTCCTTGCGTTTCCACCTGAACTGACGACCCGTTGCGAGTTAGTGAGCGTAGAAATGCCCCCGTAGCCCCAGAAACGGCGACAGATGCTGCAAAATTGGCACGGGCAGAAAACTTTGTGCCTGTGGTGACTTGACTTTGGGGCGTAGAGCCAGATACGTTGTGCGACCTAATGGTTGTCCCGTCGGTGGTGGAAACCTCTGTAGCGTCGCCAACAACAGTGTGCGTAAGGGTTTTCACCCCGTCACTCACTTCAGCCCCAGTTGTGCTTCCTGCCCTTAATGCCGAACGAACCTTAGTGCTGGTGAAACTGAATAACTGAACCGCCGAACCATAGACGGCAACAACCAGTTCGGTTGTATTCGTTCCCACCGTAGTGAAAACTTGGGCGACAGACGAGTTAGAGAGGTATTGGAAAACCTTTGAGCCGACGGCGACCGCACCCTGAACAGCAGACGAGTTTTCTATGTATGCCGTGAACTTGTTGCCAGTGGTGACGCTTGCCTCTGACGTAGAGCCATTGACATTGTGCGTATTGGAAACAACCCCTGATGTGGTGGAAACTTCCCAGAAGGATGCAGCATTTGTGTGTGCCAAAGTCTTTGACAGCGTGGTGATTTGGATTTCTGGCGTAGAGCCAAACCGGACATACGGGATTGACTTTGTTCCGTCGGTGACGGGGATGCCGACCACCGAACCGATGGTGACGTAGGCATTGCCAGTCCGACCGCCCTTGTAAAGCCCAATAAACGGCGTGTTTCCACCACCGTTATAGAACGCAAAGGTTATGTTGGCATTAGAAACTGTCGTGGGCATAGCCCATCACCAGCCTCTACTAGTTGCTCATAAGCCAAGTAGGCGTGAAGGCAAGCGTGTCGTTCGCAGCAAGAACTGGCGATGAAGCGTCGGCAAAGTTAGCGGCGTAGAGCGCAGTTCCACCAGACGAGGCGGTAATGATGAAGTAGCCGTTAGCGGCAGTCCAAGTTCCGAGTGCTGGGCCGAACGTTGATGCTGCGGTTGGTGTCGTCTTGATACCAGTTCCGAGAAAGTTCTGACCACCGTAATAGGTGTCAGAGGTCGGTGGCAAGTTGTCGCCAATGCTGATGTTGGCAGAGTTCTGCGTGTTCGTCAGGGTTCCGCTGATAACGATTTGGTTAGAACCGGGCAGACCCGTAATGATGTGGCTTTCCAATGTGCCACCCGTTCCGAGCGTAATCACCATACCGGCTTTCAGACCAGCGTAAGTGGTAATGGTTCCCGTGTAGGTTCCGTTCGTAGTGATGTATGAGTTGCCAGCCGTGTTGCCGGTTGAAGTCGTGGTTGAGGTGGAAAGACCCGATGCAGCAGTTACGGGCGTGGCAAACGTGACAGCCTGACGGGCATAGCCAGCACCCGTGACTTCCGTGATTCCACTACCTACAGTGGCGGTAGCCGACGGAACTGTCGTTCCCGACAGACCCGTGTAAAGACCAACGTAGAGTTGCGAGTAGGTAGATGGTGTTGCTGTAATAATCTGGTTGAGCATGACGGTCAAGCCAGAGTTGAGAAATACCTGTGCCACTTACAACTCCTATGGATAGTGTGCCTTATGGCAACACTTTACCAAAGGATTTCTAATTTACTGGGCTGGTGTAATCGGCGCAGATTCAGGATTTGCGCTTGCAGTTGGGTCAATGGGCGGTGTGGTGGAAACCGCTGGCGCAAGAGCGTTCAGAGCGTCAATGTGAACCTGTAGGGCGTTGTCCAACGTGCTGATTGCGTTCTGGGCAATGGTTTCGGCTTGCGTGTCGCTATTCGCCTGTGCCACCTGCAAGTTCAGGCTGTGCTGATACGCCTCAGCAGCAAACTGCTGGATGCGCTGGGTAAGAAGTTCACGCTTCTGGTCGTCGGAGAGCAAAGATGAGTAGTCCATAGATTTCACTATACCAGAGTGAAGGAAACTAGAACGTCATAGTTCCGCTTGTTCCGGCAGTAATAACAACATAACTATACAAACCAGTTGTGCTGATAGAGCCGTGCGTCAAACCGCTAAACGTCGGGGTTCCCGAATAGGCAGAAGTTAGCCAACGGACAATCACCACGCCGTTGTTTGCATTGGAAACCTCACTGTCGCCACCCCATCCGTAGGTTCGCCCCGATTGTGCTGTTCCTGTTCCAACGCCACCAACGCAATAAGTTGTGGCAGTTCCGGTAATGGAACTACTTAGACCGAAACCACCTGAACCGCTTGCTAGAGACGTAGCACCTGCGCCGCCTGCGCCACCACCTCCACCGCCATTTACAGAGGTTCCTGCCACGTTGGCGGCACCACCGGCAAAGGTGTTCACACCAGAGGCAGCACCGCCAGATGAGGAGTTTCCGCCGCCACCACCACCCGAACCACCCTTGTTGCCTGCGGTCTGGGATGTTGTGCCGTAACCACCGTAACCACCGCCGAGAGAGGTGATGGTCGTTGCCCCAAAAGTCAATACCGAGTTTTCACCATTTGTACTACCGCCGCTTGAGTTGCCGTATGTGCCAGCGGAACCGACGCTAATAGTGAGCGTAGAGCCAACGCCAATGCCCGTTAGTGCTGAATCAAGGGTTGGCGTGGAACTGCCTCCTGCGGTGGAAAGGGTCACCGACGAACGTAGGTCGCCAGCACCGCCACCACCACCACGACGTGACGTACCGCCACCTGCTCCACCACCGCCACCTGCGACAAGGAAATCTAGTGAAAACGGAGTGCCGTGAGAGTGGCTAGAGGCGATAATCCCCTGAATAGGCATTAGGCAATGTCTCCCACCACGAGCCAAGTGTTAGTTGCGTATTGGATAACTGATGCTGATGAATACTGCGTTCGTAGTTTAGGGGCTGACGACGTAGCACCCGTAGATTGGATAGTAACGCCACTGCCACCCTGAATAGTGACGGTATTTGCTGATGCTGCCGTTCCGACAATGTTCAACTGCGTTCCTACGGGATAGGCAACTGATGAGGCTGGTGGAATAGTGACGGTTGTGGCAGAGGCGGCACTAAGGGTAATCAGTGCGCCACCGTCGCTAAGAACCGTTGTATAGGCGGATGCCGTGACCGAGTTGATAGACCAGAATACTGTTCCACCAAAACTAGAAAACGCCCCCGTGTTTGTGAGGCTCATAATTGACTGGCTGAAAGCGTCGTTGATGGCTTCCAAACCGCCACCGCTACTGGCAGATTTGGCTCGCAGGCTTACCGACTTTGGTGTTGCTGTTGAGGAACGGTCTGTAAGCGTCACGGCATCCGACGAACTACCCGTAGATGAAGTGTTTAGGGTTATTCCCTGTGCGCCCTGAATGTAGTTCGTTGCCGATACCAAACCAGCCGAACTGATGCTGAAAAGGATTGTGCCAGCCGAGTTCTTGATGTCCAAATAGTCGGCAGTTTGCGAGGCAATTCCGTTGATAGTCAAAGGAACCGTGCCTGTCGCTGTGGTGTTTATCACGGCGTTTGTGGCAGTTGGCGAGGTAAGGGTCTTGTTGGTAAGGGTTTGTGCGACTGAAACCGCTACAAGTGTGTCGCTACCCGAAATGTTAGGCAACGTAAGGTAGTTATTTCCCGTCGCCGTAGTCCCTGTAATTTGGGTAAATCCCGTTGGGCCGCTAGAGAACACAATAAATCCGGGGTAACTACCGGCAGGGTTGGTCGCCGTCGCACCAGCAATCGTCAACCCGTTGACTGTGGTGGAAGTTGCGCCCAGTCCAATGGTTGTCGTGCCAATAGTGACTGCCGACGCAGAGAGCGCACTCGCAGGGATTCCACTAAACGTGTTCGCCGTGCCCGACAGGGTAAGACCCGTAATGGCGGTCGCCGTTGAGCCTAGTGAAATCGTGGTAGAGCCGACGGTCACAGAGGGGTTGGCGATGTATGTATTGGAAATCGCCGTTCCTTGCCAGACACCAGAGGTGATGGTTCCGACGGTTGAGATAGACGACGAGCCTGTGGCTGGTGAAGCACCAATGTTTGTAAGCACCCCAGATGCGCTTGTAGCACCCGTTCCACCAGCGACGATAGGCAGAGTGCCTGCGGTCAAGACAGAGGCAGAGGTGGAATACAGGGCGTTGTTAGCCGCCGTAAAGCCGTTTAGACCCGTTCCACCGTTTGTTGTAGGCANGATACCGACNAGGTTGGTGATGTCNGTAGTCCAAGTGTTGTACCAGTAGTTCGTTCCGTCATACACGAACCCATAAGCCTCACCGGGGTCAACAGAATACAAGGTGGTTGTGACACCCTGTAGTGAAAGTGCGCCAGACAGTTTCACGGAGTAGGTGGCGTTGTTGTTGATAACGCTGTATTGAGAGCCAGCAACGGGGTTCGCTGGCATAGTCAAGGTCAGGTTGGCGGTCGCTGATGGTGAAAAGAGCGTGAGTTCTCCAAGTTGCGCCGTTGCCGAACCGCTGGAACGTGTGGTTACGGATTGGCTTTCCGTTGGCGACCAGTACCCGTTGGTGATACCCGTGCCTGTGCCTGTGGCGGTAAGACCTGACGCTGATGCGCCAACCGAGAACTGCTTTGCGCCAAAGTTTGACGAGATAACTGCCAAGCCCGTGACGTTGAACGCAGTTGGTGAAAAACCCGTTACCGTGATGTAGTCGCCCACCTTTGGCACGGAAGTCGCACTTGTCGTGTAGGTGATGGTGGAACTACCTGAAACCGCTGCGGTAAGGGCGTAAGTGACCGAACTAGACGAACATACCCAAATGGTTGCGCTGTGGTCGACAATGAAATCACCGACCGTAAATGTTCCTACCGTCGGGTAACCGTTGTTTGTTCCGCCAACATAGCGAGTTGATGCGGTGGCGGTTCCAATTCCCGACGGCGTAATGCTTTGCGCTACAAGGTTTCCACCAGCGTCAATTTTTGCCAAAACGGTTGATGCGCTGTTTTGCCACTCTTCAAGGTCAGCGGTTTGGGCAACCACACCACGAATGACAAGGGGTATTGACCCTGATGCGGTGGTGGAAATAATGGCGTTATTGGCAGTTGGCGAGGTCAAGGTCAGACCTGCCACCGTTGTGGCGGTCGCACCTAAACCAATGCTGGTGGAACCGACGGTCACGGCACTTGCGGTCAAGGAACTTGGGGCGATATTGGAAAGGGTGTTTGACGAGCCAGAGATGGTCTTGTTCGTCAAGGTTTGCGACAGCGATATTCCAGCAAGGGTGTCCGTGCCGTTTGGCAGGGTCAATGTGCCGGTTGCACTCGCGACGGGGATGAGGTATTGGGCGTTAGTGGTTCCATACGTGTACCAAGTAATTGCTGATGGGTAGCCACCCGGATTTACATAAAAGTTTGGAACAGAAATGTTTGGTGCGAACAATGCTGCCGACGGGGCGACGAGACTAGAAATACTTGTGGCGGTCGTGCCTAGTGAAATACTTGTTGTGCCAATAGTTACCGACGAGTTAGCAAGGTAAGTATTGGAAATGGGCGTGGCGTTCCACGTTCCGCTGGTGACTGTGCCGACGGTAGCAATAGAGGTCGCACCAGCAAAGGTGGAAAGTTGCCCGTAGTTCACAGCGTCGCCTGTTGCCGAGCCGTTGGCGACGTTGATTATCTTTCCACTATACGCATTGACCGCCCAGACAGGCGAGTTGAGTGCGGTCGACGTATTGGAAATACCAAATCGGGGGTTCTGATAAATGTCTACAACTTGGAACGTGTCCGACGGGTTAGTGGTGTTGCCAGCCGAGTTTGACGGGGTGGCAAGTGCCGTGTTGTAAGAAACGGTCGCAGAGGTGAAAACCGGCGAGCCACCCGTTGCCGTGTTGTAAAGGACAAAGGTTGTTGGTGATGGAATGGAAAGAACAACGGCGTTTGAGTTGTTGTATGCTGTCGCACCCGTAATGCCTGCTACGGTGACTGTCGCACCAATCCACAAGCCGTGGTTGGTAGAAGTTGTGTATGTGACGTAGTTTGTCGCTGGGTTTCCGGCAGAAACGGCAGAAACGGCAACGGACGCAGTTCCGAACGTAGCGGTTCCTGTTGCGGTTCCACTAACTGTAAAGATTTGCCCAGTTGATACTGCCGTGATTTGGTAAGTGCCGTTGTATGCCGTCGTAGTCGTAATGCCCGAAATAACTACATACTGACCGGCCGAAAAAGAGTGGTTATTGGTGTTGACGGTAATAGTTGTGCCGTTGCCCGACACACTCGTAATGTTTGACGGCGCAACAGGGATAACCGTTGCTGGGCGATTATCACCAAGAGAGGCAAGGCGACCCCAGCCATCCACACGGAACAGCCGATAGTTTGCGTTGGAGTAAAGCGTTGAGACATATGAATCGCTAAATAGACCGCTATTGCCACGAAGTTGAGAGTTGATGGTTGGATACGCTTGTCCGTATCCCTGAACTGCCAAAGAGCCACCAAATCCTGCCCCCACAAGGGTCATAGACCCAGACGAGTTGATTGTGTCATTGACGTTAATAATGTTTGAAGTGTTACCAGCCTGAAACGAAATACCGCCTGTTGCCTTTTTCACCGTGAGGGCGTAGTCGTTCGCCCACGCCGTTGCGGTTCCACCAGAAACATACGTTCCCGTAGCATTTGAGGCGACAGAGAATCCCGTTGAGGAAACTGCCGTAACTGTCAGTAGTGAAATGTTGAACTGCGACGGGGCAATGCCCGACGTAGTGACGATTTGCCCGACCACGAAGTTGTTGTTGGCGGTGAAAGTGAGTGAGCCTGCCGACGGCGATGCGGTAGCAACATTTGTGACGGTGGCTAGGTTGGTTCCGGGCTGAATAATGGTCTGGTTGCCTGTTGCCGAAACCGACGATAGACCCGTCAGAACGTTCGTGTTGATGGTGAAACCGTTGAAGTTGACCGCACCAGCCGAGTTGATGCTGTAGAGGATGGTTCCTGCCGAGTTTTTTACGTCAAAGTAATCACCAGTTTGCGATACCGCACCCCTTACCGTCAAACCAACCGCACTCGCCGCTGAGGCGGTGACGCTGGGCGAAAGCAAGGGTGCGTAAGTGGTGGAAAGCGTGGAAATGACGCTAGACAAGCCAGCAAAGTAGGTTCCACCGACTATTGGAAAGCAGTTGAGGTTGCTTGACGAGCCAGCCGAGTGTGCTGAAATAGTCGTTCCATCCCAGCCACGACCGTTGTAGGTTCCGTCTGTCCAAACCGTGACTACGCCCGTTGAGGTGTTTAGCGACGAGCAAAGGATGTGTTCCTCTGTGGAAAGACCGAAATCAACAACCACAACAAACAAGCCCGACGTTCCGAGTGGGTTCGCTGTAATCTGTCCGTTTGTTCCAACTTCCAACCACGTCGTCGTGGTGGAAAGGGTAAATGTCTGCCCTGTTGAGTATGAACTCGCCAGCGAACCCGTTAGGTATGTGGGTACTGCTTCACCTGAAACAGAAATAGCCGCTGTCGGGAGGGGATACGCCATGCCCTTAGTTTAGGCTACAACTTCGTTATTTCACTAGCCCTTAGAGCCGTACAGAACCTTCGTGATAACGATTTGGTTAGCGAGGTCAAGCAGGCTGTCGTCAATGTTTTCGTGGTTGAGTTTCTTTCCACCAAAGGCATTGTTCAGACGTTGCACCTTTTCCAAAGCACGAACAAAGCACGACTTCCACGCCGGAACGCCAATGATTTCAGCAGCACGGTAGTTCGCATACACGTCATCGCCCGTGCCGTAGTCGCTTGATTTGGAAATGTGGATACGCAACATTTCAGCAAGAACCGCACGGAAACGTGGGTCGCCACCTTCGGGGAACTCTTGCTCTAGAGAGCCAGCACGAACAACTTTTCCACCAAACGACTGGTTCTTTGCGTCGTCAATGTTGATATTTACGTTGTCTGGGTGGTAGGCGTGAATACGAATACCGTTATTTGTGGTGAAAGTTGTATCTGCCATGACGCTCCTAAATAATTTCCAAATCGCCCCAACCACGAACACCGTAGTCAAGTCCAATGCCAATAGTAATCATTCCAGCAGGGCTATTCTTGCCCGTGCCTGACGTGAACCAGTTTGAGCCACCGTCCATAGCAGGGCTTTGGAATACGGTGCGACCCGATTCCTCTGAACAAATGAAGTGGTGAAGGTGACCGGCGAACAAGATAGCGCACTGCGATACGGGTGTGCGCCCCATAACTTGCCCCGTAAGCCAGCCCTCTAACTTCGCCTGCGACTTTCCACCTTTAGCGCACTGGTGTCCGTGAATAAACGATACGGGAACGCCAGAGATTTCTAGTGTCATTGAGAGGTCGTCGCTGTTCAGGATTTCGTCAAAGTCAGGAACAACTACTTGCCCATAACGTTCAGGGTTTGCGCTTAGGATTTCACCTAACTGCTCAAAGACCGCCAAATCGTCGTTGTCCAGCCACGACGTGAACGCCTTGCCTGAACTGTTGCGGTTTTCACCATGATTACCCGGTACTGCTGCGAGAACAATTGGAATCTCAAAGTTATCAACAAGCAAGTCAATAAGTTTCAGCAACAGGCGACGAACAACACGCATCTGCGAGCGACGGTCTAAATCTGTATTCCACGCCTGCATTGCGTAGTGTCCCGAACATTGCTCAATTAAATCGCCCAGACCCACAATGTAAATAATGTTTGGGGTGCGACCCGATTTCACTAGTTCTTTCAGGCGGAACAAAATACCGTCAAAAGCCAGCAAGATACGCTCGGTGGTGACCTCAGAGCCACCCCCTTCGTTTTTGCCCATCTGCCAGTCACTAACGACCGCTAAAAACGCCCTATTTCCCGTTCCGGTAGGGATACGCTTCTTTGGTGTCTTATAACGGCTCACAAGGGCGCACAGAGCCTCTATGTCGGCTCTATCGCCCGTCACCTCACGAGAACGTATCTGCGCTCGGTAATACTTCATACGACGGATTTCACCGTCGCCTACGTTCGTATCCCACGCTCGGATGTGAACCGAACCCTCTACGATTTCAGTAAGGTTAGGGTCTAAGCCCCAGTCGGCAATAACTTCTGCCCAAATGCCCTCATCTGGTTCACCTGCCATTGGCGGTGCGTCAATAAAGCCCTTTTTGCCATCCCACTTGATTTGCAGTTCGTTGCCTTTGGGGATTGCGTTCGTCCGCCGTTGCGGAAGGACTTTTTCAGCATCACGCAGAGACATTATAGACACCCTTGAACTTGGTCTTATCAGGGCAGTGGCACTGTCCGTCAAGGTGACGCTTCATGGTCTTTTCGTGTAGGAAACGCCCGTCCGCTTTCACCACACGGGCGATAAAACCAGCGGGTTTCTTGTCCTTTATCCACTCATTGAATACTGCCAAGTCGTCTTTATCAAGCGAATCAATAAAGGTGAAACCTCTACAATACGAGGTCTTTACAACGAGTTGTTGCGCTTGCCGTAGTGTCATACGCAAAGCATACATCATTGCGCCGTAGCGTCAACGGTATTTCACTACGCCTTTGGGGCAACCTTTTTGGCAGTAGTTTTCTTGGCGGTCTGCTTCGCAGTGCGAACGACCTTTACTTCCTCAACGACTTCAGCATCGGTTGGGGCGGTTTCAGGCTCGCTTACTGGTGCGGTTTCCACCGTGTCTGGCAGAACCTCAATAAGACCACGCTCAATAAGCACCTTGAAGCCGTCATCCTCTGGGTTGAAAGTGCCGATTTCACCAGCGTTCATGGATGAGCGACCGTAAAAGTCAAGAAATGCTAAGGCACGAAAGTTCTTTGTCATGGTGATTACTGTAGCACACTCAACAAAGCAAAATCCCCCCCAACCCGAAGGCTGAGGGGGATTTCACTAGCGAAACCGCTAGGCGGAAATCATCCTTAGATGATGTTCTGCCAGAAGTATCCCAAGTCAGAGGCGACGACCTTGTTGTCGAAGGCGATTTCACCCTCAACACGGTCAGCCTTCAACTCTTCCATACGGAAGCGTGAGACACCAACGGTGGTTCCAAGACCGCCCGATACACCCGTCCACATGAACGTGTAGCCAGCCGAAGGGGTCATCAGACCGGGGTTCGGGGCGGTGTAGCAGAGCAGGCAGTTGTTACCTACGGTGAACTGGTAGTTCGTGGCGGAAACGTTGGTAGGCAGAACACCAGCGGTGGTCTGAGCCTGCTCCTGTGCGCCGTTCACTACAGCCTTAGCAACGAGGACACGGTCAACACCGAACAATTGCGCCAGCAAGTCCTCAGTGACGATTGCGCCAGATTGCGTGTACTTGTAGCGGTCAACGAGCAGAGGGTGGTTCTTCAAGGTTTGGAAAACCTTGTAGCCCAGAACAAGCGTGTTCGGCTCGTAGCCCGTGGTCTGCAAGACGTAAGCCTTAGCGACTTCCACGTCGGTGATGGGGTTCGACTTGTAAGAGGTCGCACCAACGTAGTCAGACCAGACGTAGGTGGAAACACCAGTCGTAGGCGTTGCCGAAGCGGCTACACCCTGAATGGTGGTTCCCCAAACGTTACCCTGAAAGTAGTCGTTAGCCCACTGAACCTCACGACGGAGCAGCAAACGCTGGGTCACGAACTGGGTCGCTTCCATGTCGGGGTTGAGGGGGTTGTCCGAGTTGGCACGGGTCTGGTCACCGATGTCCTTGTGGAAGGCGAAAACGTCTGCCATGTAGGTGTCGGTGGTCAAGCCGTAGCCCGAACCTGCTGAGGCAGTTCCGTCGGCACGACGCTGAGCCTCGTCACGGAACCAGTCG